ATTTCTGGTCTTTATTTACTAACGGCAGAATGTATGCGTTTGAAGCGCCTGTACCGGCTCCAGCTGGTACAGATGCCAACGCTGAGCGAGACGCTCTCATCGATGGAGTCGATACGAGTCAGTCAGAGCGAGACGCTCTCATCGATGGAGTCGCTACGAGTCAGTCAGAGCGAGATGCTGTAATTGATGGAGTTGCTACGGGTCAGTCAGAGCGAGACGCTCTCATCGATGGAGTCGCTACGAGTCAGTCAGAACGAGACGCTCTCATCGATGGAGTCGCTACGAGTCAGTCAGAGCGAGACGCTCTAGTTACAGGATCTGATACGAGTCAATCAGAGCGAGACGCTCTCATCGATGGAGTCGATACCAGTCAATCAGAGCGAGACGCTCTCATCGATGGAGTCGCTACAAGTCAATCAGAGCGAGACGCTCTCATCGATGGAGCTTTTACAAGTCAGTCAGAGCGAGACGCTCTTATCGGTGGAGTCGCTACGAGTCAGTCAGAGCGAGACGCTCTGATTACAGGAGCCTTTACGAGTCAGTCGGAGCGAGATGCTGTAATTGATGGAGCCTTTACGAGTCAGTCGGAGCGAGATGCTGTAATTGATGGAGTCGCTACGAGTCAGTCAGAGCGAGATGCTCTTATTACCGGAGCTATTACAATCCAGTCAGAGCGAGACGCTCTCATCGATGGAGTCGCTACAAGTCAGTCAGAGCGAGACGCTCTCATCGATGGAGTCGCTACAAGTCAGTCAGAGCGAGACGCTCTCATCGATGGAGTCGCTGATAATAGACAATCTGGTCAGCGAAATGCTTTGATCACAGGTCAAGGACTCGATCCGTACTGCCCTAAGGATTCGCCGTTTACAAATAAAACATCTCCTTACAGTCCATTCCAAAAAAGAAACTGTTAATAATCATGTATAATAAACTATATGGCTAAAGGATACACAACCGAGGCAAAAATTGAGAATTATATACTCACGGAGATTGACGCGTCTTATGCGGCAACAGTTACTGACATAATCGAAAGCGTAGAGGATACTATTGATCTTGAGACAGGTCGTAACTTTATTGCTGACACTACAGCCACCGCTCGTCTGTTTAATGGTCAAGGTGACAGAGCTCTCATCATTGATGATGCTATTGAAATAACTCTGGTCGAGGTCGGACTCGATGACTTTGGAGGATCGTTTCTTACTATAGGAAATACGGGGAGTAATCGGTACTTTACTGAGCCAGCTAATCACGTAGCTAAATTAAAGCCGGTAACTAAGTTACTACTCCGGGACCGGGTATTTACTACAGGCGTGCAAAATCATCGTATCACTGGAAAATGGGGATACTCTGAGAATGTACCAAGTAATATCAGTTTTGCCGCGACGGTGTTTGTCGCTGGTATCTTAAATCAGTCTCGACAGGGAGGGGATCAGATTAAATCTGAACGGATAGGAAACTATCAAGTCACTTACAATTCTGATAACGGGAAAGATAGCTGGTCAGACTTTGAGCGAGCGATGGAAATTCTTAATAATTACAAGCGATATCACTTATAATTTATGACTAGTATCTCTCTATTGTTTACCGAGTCGATATCCGTTACTAGGATGGCCTGGTCCGGGATGACATCGAGCGAGACCGCTGGAGTTACTTTTAAAGGTCAAGTCCAGCAATCTCGTCCGGAGACAGCTGAGTCGATTGGAGAGACTTGGAGTAAAGTCTTTTCGATATGGTGTGCTCTTGGTACGGATGTTACTGAGGGAGATAAACTGACTGTATCATCTGGCAATTATGCCGGCGTGTATAACGTCAAACAAATACAAAAAAACGCTCTGGGGAGGAATGGTCATCTTGAGCTCGTTGTAACAATAAGACAATGATTTTAAATATAAAACAGATCGCCGCTTTTAGTGTCGGACTCTCTATATCGATAATCCTTTTTATGCCGTCTGAGACGGCTTATATTAAACAACCTGACACTCCTCAAGTCGATGAGGATCCGGCTTTACTTACGGCTCCGGAGCCTCAGATACTCGCAACCTCTACGAGTATAACTGAGCCGGAGCCGTTGCCCGATGGAGTAATTTGTCTTGATGACTGTCCACTTTTTCTTGATCCTAATGATGGAGTCGAGGCTGAGATTAAAGAATTTTTTAAAGATACTCCAGTAATGATTGCGGTTGCTAAGTGTGAGTCAACATTTAGACAATGGGATACAGTAACTGGAGAGCCACTTAAAAATCCAGGTAGCTCAGCTACTGGAGCGATGCAACTTATGGCCTCATACCATCGGGAGCCAGCGAGTTATCTCGGCTGGGATATAAATACTCTGGAGGGAAATCTCGCGTATGCCTGGGAGATGTTTCAGACATCCGGACTCGTACCCTGGGAGGCTTCTCGTTATTGCTGGGGAAGTGCAGAGGTGGCTATAAATAAGGGTATCTCGGCAGATGAGAGGGTCTCCCCTCCCCTGCTTGCTGTCCATTAAACAGGTCCGAGGTACCCGATTTGAGACATCTCGCTGACAGGGGAGAGGGGAGTGGTATACTTTTATATATGGCAGATAAAAACATTACTATCATCGGGTTAAAAGAGCTCAAAGAAGCTATCAGACGTAATCCTAATCAAGTAAAAGACTCCGCTCAGATATATCTTGTGCGAGCGATGGCTGCTTACAGATCAGGCATTATAAATAATCCTTGGAGAGTCGGTGGTCAAGGAGGTGGAGCTCCAGTAAGTAATGATCCTCGATACCGGAATAACAATAATAAAAGATTTCAAAAAGCGCGGTCAGGTAATCTCCGAGATACTCACCGGACTCAAATTAAAGCCTTGAGCGCGATGATTGGACCTAATACTCAGGCCGCTCCGTATGCGGCCGCTGTACACAATGGGTCAACTCGAGGACTAAAGGCTCGGCCGTGGCTTGACTATGTAAAAGAAAATAAGGATAGAGAAGTGCAAACGCTTGAGCGTAATATGCTAAAATCTATAGTAAGAGATTTAGCTAAAAGATAAATTATGTACGCAATACTAATACAAAAAATAAAAGACTCATTGACTGCTACTACCGGAGTCGCTTCTTTTAGTACTGTGCCAGGAACTGGTATCACTCAGTATCCTCATGTATTTTTCAAGCCTGACGGGTTTACTAATGAGTTTTTAACTGGTCAAGAAAATGAAGTTATTTATAATTTTTTAATGATTGTAATGGTACTTGCTGAGGGGACTGGAGGAGGATCTGATAAAGCTTTTGCTCAAGTGCTCCCGTCTGTAGTTGATAACATTGTTACTCGATTTAATGCCGACTGGAATGGAGGAGTCGTTAATGGCCATAGAATTAGAGTCTTAATTGACTCAGCTGGTGCTTGGGAGTTATCCGAGGAGGATAATGGACTGGTTGCTTATGCTCCTCTCTCAGTGCAGATTAAGGTGGTTGTTGACGTATAACATATGGTATTATTAGAGTAATAAATTTATCAGAGATTTATTTTAATATATTGCTTATGGAAATTATCGGACGACAAATAGAGATCGGAATAGCAACTGAGGCAACTCGAGGAACTGCTGAGACTACCGCTGATAAGTGGGGGCGTAAAGTTACAGCTAACGTGGTCGAGCGAGCGACTCATGCTATCGACGAGACAACTCGAGGACGACTCGAGGATGGAGAGGGTCGGCGAGTTGTACAAAGACATATCGAGGGAGACATGGAGGGGATTGCTCATGCTGATATGATTGGTTATCTTTTTGCTAACATTTATGGACTTGCTGTAACGACAGAAGTTACCGCGTCTGAAGCTTTCTCTCACGTCTTTAACTTGAAGCAATCTATCCAACACCAATCTCTGACACTATTCGCAAAAGATGGCTCAGTCCAGCAATCTACTTTCGCTAATGCGATGATTTCAACTCTTGAAATTAGCGCGACCATTGACGATTATGTCCGATTTAGCGCAAGCTTTATCGCGGCAACGGCAGCCAGCAACTCAGACGCTCCGAGTTACGATACTGAGTATGACTGGATTGCTAAAGATATTGAGGTCAAACTAGCGGAAACTGCCGCCGGTCTCACTGGTGCGACAGCGGTTAAAGCCAAAAACCTGTCTGTTACTTTCGATCAGGGTCTTATCCGGGATCACGTTGTCGGCTCTCTTGGTGCAGATGACGTATATAATGCCAAGATGATGATTGAGGGGACGATGACTCTGAACTTTACGGATGAGGTGTTTAAAGATTATTACTTAGGAGATGCCGATCTATACATGAGTATCACCCTGACTGGAGATGCTGACTTAGGATCAGGCGATTTGCCGACACTGACTATCTTATTTAATAAGGTACAGTTTCAGGACTGGAATAGAGACGGAGCATCGGCTGACTTGATTACTCAAGAGGTGAGTTTCCGAGCGTTTTATAACGCTGCTGATCAAAAGCAGTCACAGGTTACACTACTAAACGCAACGGCAAGTTATCCGAATGTACCAAGCTCATAATCTTAAAAGATTATGCACACTGAGCGCTATTATGGCGCTCTTTTGTGTAGTATGATAGAGTATAATCGTATGGATAAACAACAAACAACAAAAGAGGTATCTGACGACTTAATCAGTATGGGTATAAAAATGACAATGGGTATCACCTTGCCAGTTTTTCTCTTTGTATTAGGATTATTTATGATGCCTTTTGGACTTATTTTGTGGGTTATAGCGATAATAATTTTTACTAAAGTATTTGCCCCAAAATAATATGCCAATTTTAAAAGAAAGAGCGACAAAGACAATCCAGCTAAAAACAATAAAAGGAGGAGAGGTGGTGATGTATACCAGTCTCACCGCTGCTGATGCTGAGTTAATGAATAAGCTACAGATTGAGCATCCTATTACCGCTCCCCTCCAGATATTAATTAAGAGTTGGAATATTACAAACGCTGACGGAATAGTCCTTAAGATCACTCCAGGTAATGTCGGCATGTTAAATCTGATCGATGTTAATCATATTGTCGACCAGTCGGGGATAAATCAGGGTACTTTTTTAGCGCCGGAGCCGATCGAGACTGGCTCAGAGTAAAAGCTCGAGTTTGCCGGGAGTATAAATGGACTGAGCAACAGTTTGATAATACAAGCTGGGACTTTATTGATGTTATACTAGAGACATTAAAACAAGAGTACGACGATAATGTTAGACTAAATAAAAAGTATGGCCGAAAATCGTAAACTCAATATCATAGTCGACCTGGTAAATAAAGTATCAGGGAAACTCACTCCACTGGAGCGAGATCTTGACCGTACTAGCAAGAAGATGACACAGGTCGGCCGATCTATGACTATCGGACTAACGGCTCCGTTAGTTATTGCCGCTGGTCTTTTTGTTAAAGCGGCCGCTGATGCTGAGGAAACCGAGAACAGATTTAAGCAAGTATTTGGATCTCTATCCGATGATGCTGGAGCGTTTGCTAATGAACTTGGGGATGCAGTAGGCCGCTCAAGTATTAAGATAATGGATGGTCTTTCAACCTTTCAGAGTTTTTCGGTCGGTATGGGATTCGCTCGAGAGGGTGCAGCTGAGATGTCTAAGAGTATCCAGACGCTTGCTTTAGACTTTGCATCGTTTAACAATATCTCCGACGATGAGGCGATGCAGCGGTTTATTTCAGCACTCTCAGGATCTTCAGAGGTACTCGATCGTTTCGGTATCAACATTAAGGCGAGCGCTCTGGACCTTGAGTTACAGGCTCAAGGTCTGGCCAGCTCGACCGCTGAAGCTACTGAGCAACAAAAAGTTATCGCGCGTTTAGCAATTATAATGCGAGCGATGACTGATCAGGGAGCGACAGGTGACGCTATCCGGACTCAAGACTCTTTTACTAATCAAATGAAACGGCTAAACGATGCCTTTTTAGATTTTAGAGTCCAGTTAGGGCGTGACATTATACCGGCTTTAGTTGGATTGGTTACTGCTGCCGGTAATGCTTTAGAGAAATTTAATGGTCTGTCTGACGGAACTCGTAAGTCAATCCTTGTTTTTGCAACATTTTTATCCGTACTAGGTCCGGCCGCTCTTGTAATTGGTGGGGTGACTAGGGCAATTATCGCTCTAAGGACTGCCATGATAGCGGCTAGAATCGCCTCTCTTGCCTTGTTAGGACCTTTCATGCTAGTCGTTGCGGCTGCTGCCGCCGTTGCCGCTATGGTAGGCATAAAGCTTTTTAGTGCAACTAATGACGCGACTAAGTCGACAGCTGAGCTTGAGGCTCAAATTGCTTCACTTGCTCCGACTCTGCCAGAGCTTGCTGGAGGTGCTAACGTAGCAACCGGCGCTCTTGGTAAAATGGGAGAGGAGGCTACAGCATCCGCAAAAAAAATAGCAGATTTACGTAAAGAGGCGCTAAAGACATTCCAAGATCTCAACGATGACGAGGCTGACTCGAAGCGGTCTCTTGCTGAGTTATACGTTGATCAAGAGCAGAAAGTTTCTGATATAAGAAAAGAATTAAGGAAAGCTGAGAGAGATAAAGATAGTGACCAAGCGGCTGACTCTGCCAGAGAGCTACGCAAATCTCTTGCTATTGAAACCCAGGCGCTAAAAAGTGCCAAGTTTATACAGACTCAGTTTAAGGCTGAGGTTATTGAGGCTGAGAGACGAGCTGATTTGACTGCTTTTGAGAGACAAATTGAGGATATCCAATTACGTCGCATTGAGAGACTTAAGGATCATATTACTCGATTACAGGAAATCCAGCTGGAAATCAAAGCTGAGGATGATAAAAATAAAGCAATCGCGGCCAGTTATGCCTCGTCTCAAGCTGCCATGAGAGCCGAATCAGACAAGACAAAAGTTAACGCAATTAAGAATATAACTGAGGAGCATGCAGCGCTAAATAAGTTAATGCGATCAATGAACCAGTTAGGAGACAACGCTAACAGTACGCAATCTCTACCTCGTGGACTCTCTGGAGCTCGAGCTGAGGGTGGACCGATGGGAGCAGGGAAATCTTATCTCGTCGGAGAGAGAGGTCCAGAAATCGTCACTCCTAACGCCTCATCTTTTGTCACGGCTAATCACCAGATGGGGAATGGTGGCGGAGGTAATCCGATTGTTAATGTATACCTTGATAGTAAGCAGATTGCCGCTCGAGTTGAGTCTGGCATCGCTAAAGCTATTCAGCGACGTATTCGCACTACCTAATATATGTCTTTAGTAATCACAATTAATTCAGTTGATAGAACTCTTGATATATCTCAAGAGTCTTTGAGTTTAGATATAGGGCTTAGCAAATCACCATCTGTCCTGGAGTTTGCGATGAGAGGTATTAAATCGTCAATTCCGGCTCCCGGACAGACAGTCCTTTTAACTGAGGGTGGTATAAACATTTTTAAAGGGACAATCACTGAGAAAGTTGAGGAGTTAGTCAATGGCCAGATGATGTCTGAGTATCGGTTTATTGCGGTAGATGGCTTTCACGAGATGGACAGGCTTCTAGTACAAAAAGCTTACAACAATACTAACGCGACGGCCGTCGTTCAAGACCTCGTTAATAACTTTATGTCGGGCTTTACCTTGGATGCTCCCTTCACCTCTCCGGCGATTAATACCGCTCGCTTTAACTATGAGCAGCCGTCACGTTGTATCACTAAGATAGCTAATGAAGTGGGATGGGATTGGTACGTTGATGCAGAAAGTGTAATCCACTTTTTCCCCGGGGGTACAATCCTCGCTCCGTTTGATATTACAGACGATAACGGACGACTGGAATTTAATACGTTAGAGTTTGAGCAAAATATAACGGAGCTCAGAAATCGTATTTTTGTTAGAGGGGGAACTTATGATGATCCTATATCCGAAATAAACGCGATTGACTTGTATGAAGCGAACGGAGTTGATCAGACGTTTCCTTTAGTATATCGATATAGTGACGTCCAGATTACTGTTAATGGTGTCGCTCAAACCGTCGGAGTGGACTTTATTGACAGGCTTGTCGGAGACACTGTATCCAGTGGCACTACTGACGGGATTACTACTAATCAGCTCATTAATAGTACAGCTACGTTTGTAACCGATGGAGTAGCTGTCGGGGACCAGGTCCAGAATACAACTGATAGCACGTATGCTATCGTCAGCTCAATTAATTCTGAGACGGCATTGACTTTAAATAGAGACATCTTTATATCCGGTGAAAATTATCAAATACGAGACCGGCTGGTCAACTGTTTGTATAACTTTCAGGAAAAGCTGGTCCGGTT